GTGGAGAGTCACCTTATTTTAAAGGAGGCTCAGCGGATTTTCATGACCGTAATTGATGGTCTTGATCCAGCCGACGTAAATCAAATCGTCGACTTTCTTCCACAACCAGGATCAGGCGCAACGAATTCATTCGTCCCAAAGGCACATCGATACAGACCCGATATGCTTGCACCCGAAATTGAGTGTTGGATGCCCAGCTACGACTGGTTTGAGATTCCGCCGTGCAACAAGCACAAGAAAAGCGGAAAGTTTAATCTCAACCAGATAGGCAGACACCACAGGTCTCTGAAAGTACCGAATTCAGATTATTGGTTCGGTTCACATGCCCTTGCAGGTGTTACACCGGAATCCCGTCTTAAGTACGTTTTTAAAACGTATGGGACTCTCCGAGGTATCTGCATAGAGCACAATATTGTACAGTACCGTCAACAGGCCTTAAAGAATGGTCTGGTAAGGAGGATCAGTCGACACCCTTTGACAAAAGGGTATATTAACTTCGATGATCAATCCGTAAACGGTAAGATGGCGTTAAAGTCGAGTGTTGATCGCCGTATGGCCACCCTCGATATGAAGGATGCTTCAGACAGGATTTTACGCGACCTCGTAGCCTTACTTGGAGGTGCCAACAAAGAGAAGGCGCCCCCGCTTATAGGTTATTTGTTTGCGTGCTCAACAAGAGCGGTCCAGTTAGACGCGGAATTGGAGCGATTCATGGGACTCAATTCAATTCCGATCCATAAGTTTGCACCTATGGGATCATCGCTGTGCTTTCCGGTGATGTCGCTAGTCTTTTTCTCGCTAATTAAAGCGATAGCGACGGTAAAGTTCAAGGCTCCTTCAACTGAAGTGTTCATCTTCGGTGACGACATCATTTGTGAAGTCGCTCTCGTTGATGAGATTTTAAAATTCTTTCCAAGTCTCGGTTTTGTCGTTAATAAAGACAAATCGTACTGGAAAGGATACTTCAGGGAGTCTTGTGGCGTTTTTGCCTGGAAGGGTAAAGACATAACCCCCGTAAGGATAAGATCCTTACCAATAGGTACCATTAATGCCGCATTACTTAAAAAGTGCCTGCTGCTCGAAGGAGCCCTTTTTAATTCAGGGTTTCGGAATGTAGCAGGTGAAGTGCGGCGCGATGTTCAGGAGGGATGGCGTACTCCCCGAGGTTTTCGGTGGATGTACATTAATCCCAAATCAGATGCTGTTGGGTTTTACCGTCAAGCGTCTGAGCGAACATCCTTGCTCGAATGGTGTACGACGAGCAAGGTACACGTTCCTGGCATTGCATTAAACTTCGGAGACGG